TGTGACTAAAACACATGGCATACCCCGGGGAGGAGCCCATGAAACTCGATAAAGAGACAGAAAAGAACATTAAGGTATTAATAAAAATACGAGATGACTTAGATACGTCTCCGGCGGTACGCATTCAGGCTATACAAACCATGCAAAAAATCATGGAATCCATAGGTGCAGTCGCCAATGACGACCATCTTACAGAAGCAGACATTATGGCGAAGATAAGGAGCACGAAGAAATGAAGGGTATCGAATACTTACAGGGAAAGCTCGAACAGAAAAGAACTCGAGTTCTGGTAAGGTACAACTTCTATGAACAGAAGGCCGGCGCTCTCGATCTTGGCATTTCCACGCCCAAAGGCCTTGAGTGGCTTTCGACAATCAACGGTTGGTGCACGAAAGCGGTAGACAATCTTGCGGATCGTCTTCAGTTCAAAGGTTTTGACGATGACCTTTTTGGGTTCACGGATATGTTTAATCAGAACAATCCGGATATCTTCTACGATGACTGCATGCTCTCGGCACTGATATCTTCATGTTCGTTTGTTTATATCAGCAGGGGACAGGTTACCGAACAAGATGGACAGAAGATCCGTTTTCAGGTTATCGACGGTGGAAACGCCACCGGTATTATTGACGATTTCACAAGGCTCCTGACAGAAGGCTACGCCGTTCTCGATCGAGATGATGATGATAACGCGACAAAATGGGCATACTTTCAGCCTGGTAAAACGGAAATTTATGAAGAAGGCAAAGACGAACCTGTTGCGATAGAGGAATTCAATTCCAATTACTGCGCGCTGGTTCCGATAATCTATAAGCCCGATGCAAAGCGGCCCTTCGGTCATTCCCGCATTTCAAGAGCTTGTATGGATTATGCGAAGTCAGCAATGAGAACGGTCAAAAGAGCGGAGATTTCTGCAGAGTTCTATTCGTTCCCTCAAAAGTACGTCACCGGACTTTCCCAGGATGCGGAGAAGTTTGACGGATGGCAGGCAACGATGGCAGCGATGCTCTCATTTACCAAAGACGACGAAGGTGGAAGCCCGAGCATTGGCCAGTTTTCCGCCGGATCCATGTCTCCGCACATTGAACAGCTCAAAGCTACTGCCTCGATGTTTGCGGGCGAAACAGGTCTCACGCTTGATGATCTCGGTTTCGTTACCAGCAATCCTTCCAGCGCCGAGGCTATAAAGGCCGGACACGAAAGCTTAAGACTTATGGCGAGCAAAGCACAAAGATGCTTCGGAGTAGGTTTCAAGAATGTCGGTTATATAGGAGCCTGCATTCGTGATGATGAAAACTACCGTCGTGAAGAACTGTTTGAAACCAAAACTCTTTGGAGACCAACATTCGAGCCTGATGCAGCGATGCTCTCATCCATCGGTGACGGAGTCATAAAACTTAACCAGGCAATAGACGGCTATATCGATGAAAAGAAGATGCAGACACTTACGGGGATTGAATAATGGCTCTTAAGTACGAAGACATCAAGAAAGAGTTTATAAAGACTGTCGACAGCGATAAGACCTGCATTGACCTGTATAAGAAGATTCGCTCCGGTGATGCTTCCTATGCAACAGCTTCCAAACTCGCCCAAAGGATCGGATCCAATCTGGGTAAAGTCTTGATGAAACATGCCCCGGTTCAGAGCATCGACGAGTGGGATCTCGATGATCTGCTTCCTAAAGCTCTGGGCCTCGATCACCGGATGGTCTCGGAGGCTTGCAAACAAGTTCAGGAAAAGATGAACAAGGATGCCGGCGTCGGTATTAAGTTCAAAGAACCGAAGTTCAACAACGATAAGGTTCAGGGACTTATTAAAGAACTCCGGGATAATCCTGGGTTCACCAATATTGAAAAATCATTCTATGACCAGCTTGAGAACTTCTCGAGAAGTGTTGCGGATGATGCAGTCATGGCGAATGCCAATGTTATGTGGGCAGCGGGCGTCAGAACCGTGGTTGTCAGAGTAGCCGAGGCAGGATGCTGTAAGTGGTGCGACCAGATGGCAGGGAGATACTACTACGATGAAGTATCTGACAGCGGGAATGATGTCTGGCGCTTCCATGAGAACTGTCACTGCACGATTGACTTTTATACAGAGCGCAATGGCTCGGTATATAGGGAAAGAGTAAAGGAAGGAAAGTGAGGTGTTTGATATGATGAAGCACTCACGGGACAAGCCAAAGGAGGATAGAATAAAAAATGAATAGAGTCGGGAATCAGATCCCGACTCAATCTGTTATTCTGCCGTATGAGAAATCATACGGGGATGAAGCAGTCCAACTATATAACCTAAGTGATAACGTCTGTCAGGAATGGCAGGCGTTAATGCTGAATGACATCATGGCCATAAATGATGATGGCTTATGGACTCACACGAAGTTCGGTTATTCGGTACCGCGAAGAAACGGTAAAACGGAGATCCTTACACAGCGGGAAATATGGGGCCTGTTCAACGGCGAACATATCCTGCACACGGCACATTTAACTGACACAGCGCACATAGCCTGGGAGAGATTGAAAAACCGTCTCGACGAGATAGGCGTCAGGCCTGTGTCGACGTACAAAGCCTACGGTAAGGAACACATCCGGATGAAAAACGGAGCGGTCATTGACTTCCGAACCAGGACGAGTTCAGGAGCTCTCGGCTCCGGCTATGATCTTCTTGTCATTGATGAGGCTCAGGAATACACCAATGCCCAGCAGACGGCTCTCAACTATGTCGTTTCAAGTTCAAAGAACCCGCAAACGATAATGTGCGGAACGCCTCCGACAGCAGTCAGTTCCGGAAACGTCTTTCGTGACTTCCGCGACAAAACGCTGCAGGGAGAAGGCTTCAATTCCGGATGGGCAGAATGGTCAGTAGACCATAAGACCAATGTCAAGGATAAAGAAGCCTGGTATCTGACCAGTCCGTCCCTCGGGACGATCCTGACGGAACGCACCGTTCAAGACGAGATCAATGGCGATGACACAGACTTTAACATTCAGCGTTTAGGACTTTGGATCCGATACAATCAACAGTCAGCGATCAGCGCTCCTGATTGGGACGAGCTGATGGTTAAAAAGCTGCCGGATTTCAAGAACGGCATCTTTGCAGGCGTGAAGTTTGGAAAAGACGGCGTCAACACTTGCCTCTCCATCGCTCTTAAGACGAAGGATGACAAGATATTCGTTGAATCTATTGATTGCAGGAACCAAAGAGAAGGCAATAGCTGGATTATAAACTTCCTGTTGAAGTGCAAAGCACGGGCCATCTTGATAGACGGTGCTTCCGGGGTTGAAACGTTCTTAAAGGAATGTAAAGACCAAAAGCTCAAGAAGGTTACAAAAGTCAGTTACAAGGAAGTCATTCAAGCATCCTCGGATTTCGAGACAGCGATAGCAAACAAGACGATCTGTCACAAGGGACAGCCGGCACTAAGACAGAGCGTTACAAATTGCCAGCATCGCGCGATCGGAAGCGGCGGAGGTTACGGTTACAAGACTTTAGACGACAACATCGAAGTTGCTCTCGCCGAGTCTTGTGTTTTAGCAGCTCACGCGTGTGCCAATGCGAAGGAAGTCAAAAGGCAACGCGTCAGTTTTTAATATTACGTTACCGAACGGATTAATCGGGAAAGGAGACATTTATGTCAGAAGAATTCAAGCCTATCGAAACTCAGGAAGCTCTTAACAACATCATCAAGGATCGCCTTCAGCGCGAGCGTGAGACCACGCAGAAACGCTTTGAGGGTTGGGTTTCACCCGAAGACCATCAGAAAGCTTTAGAAGACGCTAACAAGGCACTTGAAGATATCAAGAAGGCTCGCGAGAGTGACGAGAAGACCATTGCAGATCTTTCGGCAAAAGTCAAAGCATACGAGACGGACTCGTTAAAAAGCCGGATAGCTCGAGAAGTCGGGCTTTCATCTGATTGGGCATCTCGAATCAGCGGAGAAGATGAGGAATCAATTAAAGCTGATGCAGAAGCGCTCAAGAAACTTGTCGGAAGCTCCAAACCGCAGCTCCCGACCAAAAACCCCGAATCAGGAGAGCATTCTTCTTCGGAGGATAAAGCCCTTAGAGGATTGCTCAATGGATTAACCAAAAAATAATTTTCAGGAGGTGCTATTATGGCATTTACATCAACAGGTTTCCCTGCAGAACTGGTCAAGGAAGTATTTACTGGTGCTAAGGGACATTCTTCTATTGCGAAGCTCGCAAAGCAGACACCTATCGCATTCAGCGGCACGGATATCATGACATTCAACTTTGATGGAGAAGTCAATCTTGTAGCTGAAGGCGCTGCAAAGGGCTCTCACACCAATGGAAACGAGCCTATCAACATTGTTCCGCTCAAGATCGAGTACGGCGCAAGAGTTTCTGACGAGTTCATTAAGTGCTCTGAAGAGAAGAAGCTTGAATACCTCAGATCCTTCAACGAAGGCTTCACAAAGAAGGTGGCCCGCGGTCTTGACATCATGGTCATGCACGGAATCAACCCTAAGACAGGAGCCCTTGCTCAGTCTATTGGCACGAATTCTTTTGACACAAATGATGACGTTCATTCCGTAACCTATGACTCAGCTCATCCTAATGACAACTTTGAAGATGCTGTCGAGGTTATCGGTGATTACGACCTTAATGGTATTGCTATGAGCAAGACAATGGCCAAAGCTTTGTCCAAGTACACTGAGAATGGCGTCAGACAGTTCCCTCAGCTCGCTTGGGGTGCAAACCCTGACGAGATCAACGGCGTTCCTTCTGACATCAATACCACCGTTTCTAAGGTTAATGGTGAATACGCTTATGCAGGCGATTTCCAGAACGCGTTCAAGTGGGGCTATGCGGATAAGGTTACTCTCGAGGTAATCGAATACGGCGATCCTGATAACACAGGCTCCGATCTCAAGGGCCACAACCAGGTATATCTCAGAACCGAGGCTTGGATTGGCTGGGCCATCCTTGATGGCGCTGCTTTCGCAAGAATCGAAGATACTTCTTCGGGTTCCTGATATGCGTTACAGAAATATCAAGACCGGACAGATAGTTGACGTCCATTCAAAGCTTGGCGGCAAAAATTGGGTTTCCATTGACGGCGATAAGGTCCCTAAAAAGGAGACTGCCGCTGTCAAACCCGCGCCAATAGCAGAGGAAGAAGTCATTCCGGCAAAGAAAACGACGAAGAAGACCACAACAAAGGCTAAAACAAAGAAGTGATCCGAGGATAAGACAATGTCAGACTATGCAACAGTTTCAGACATTATTGAGCTCAAGCGCCCGCTTACCAATGAAGAACAAGTGCGTGCAACCATGCTCATCCCCATTATTTGCTCTCTTATCAGATACGAGGCAAAGAAGACGGGAAGAGATTATGACCAGATGATCTATGAATCCGAACTGGTATCTGTTGTCGACACTTTTATTGGTGATGGAGCAAAGACAATTTTCACATTGTCCGCGATTCCGCAGGGAATGATATTTGTCACTGTAAACGGAATGCCTGCAAGCGAATATACCGTTGAGAGTAAGTCTTTGATGTTCACAACAGCGCCTACGGGCGAAATACTTGTGATATATGAGTATAGAGCTCTGGCGGATATTGCCAAAGGAGTAGTTTGCGACATTGTCATGCGCGAGCTCAACACTCCCGGAACACAGCTTCCCGCCACATCTTATTCAGAGGGGGCAGGTTCCGTCTCGCAGTCTTTTTCGCTTCCCAATGCAAGCGGTTCGATCAAGTTATGGCCTTCAGATATGAAAGCTCTCGGTCTGAAGCGCCAAAAACTTGATTCGCTCCCGCTCATGGATCCGGCGCGTTGTCCGAGTTATCTACCACCAAAACCGAGGAGGATCTAATATGCTTCCTTCTTTTTGCAGAGATACAGTGACCAGGATCAGGCCAGGCAAAAAAGAATCACGCGGAATAGATGTTCCTGATTGGGATGAAAGCGCTGTTTCACGGCTCACAATAATCGGATGCTCAATGCAGCCGTCTTCGACAAGCTTGTCTCAAGACGGACGCGTTCTTGGCATCTCTGATGAATATACGCTGTTTGCTCCGCCTAATGCTGATATCGAAGCCGGGGATCGTATTGAATTCAACGATAAACAATACAATGTCCAGGGTGATGTCAGGGTCCAGCCTTCCGCTACAGGAAGACTTGACCATATCCAGGTCACTTTAAGGAGATATCATGGCTAATTCTCATATTACCAAAATAGAGTTCCTTAATGATGGTTACAGAGCGCTTCTCGAATCCGATGAGGTGCGAAGCATTGTTGAAGAACACGTGCAGAGAATCGCCAATGAAGCTAACGCAAATGGCGGATGTGATGGCTATAAGGCCACAGTGCTCAAAGGACACTATGGTGGCGGCCGTTATGTCGGCATTGTTGCAGCAACGGATAAGAAATCGCTTGCAGCCGAATCGGAGGATCAAGCGCTTACGAGGACCATATCATGAGTGAAATTCAGATCTTAAGACCGTGTGACATAGAGAACGAGATCCGCCTTGCTCTCAAGGATTTCATGACGGTTTATTGCAGACTGCTTCCCGATAATCTCGAGATTCCGTCTGCCAGAGTTGTCGCTACAGGCGGCAGCTCTAAAAATACGATCGACACATTCATGGTAACGCTCCAAACAAGGGCCGAAACCGACGAAGAAGCGTATGAACTCATCCGCAATGCTCAAGGAATTCTCGAGGAACGCGTTAAAGAACAGTTCGGAGCGCTTCGCTCGATTTCTATAAATTCTCTGGCGAGTTGGGGGAACGATCCTGCTCGTCCGGAATTAAAACTGTGTTCGCTAACCTTCCTGGTAACGGCACACCGAGAATCGTTCACAATTACTAATTAAGGAGGCATAGCCTATGAGTAACACAGTAAATTTGGGTATTGGCTACCTGGGAATGCTCTACACGGCTCCGGAAGGTACAACAATTCCGAATCCTGGTGATTCTCTTGCAAGCTGGACCGAGGTCGGTGCTATCAGCGACGAGGGAATTGAATGGGATCCTCACAGAGACAATAACCCCATCAGGGATTGGACAAAGAAGATCCGCAGAGTTGCCGCACAAGAAGAAGGCGGAACCATCAAGGGCAAGCTCATTGAGACCACAAAGAAGGTCTTTGAATTCCTTTATGGCGAAGATAATGTTTCTTACCAGGCGGCTACTTCGCAACACGGAAACATCACCAGTGTCGATGTCGGCCCCGGTGTCAGCGCTCCGCCTGCAGCATATCTCTTCCTTGTCAAGGACGGCGACGACTTGATCCAGTATGCCACAAAGTCCGGAGTAGTACGCGAGCTCGATCCTATCGCAGTAGCTCCCGGAGATCCCATCGCTTACGGCTTCACGATCGAGTCTGATTGTTGGAGAAACACAAAGGATGATGGTCAGCTCACATCCTGATAATAAGAATAAGGAGTTTTAACCATGCCTACTACTCTAAACTTAAACGATCACAAAAAGAAACAAACGGTCGAAGACGTTCTCGAGGTTAAGTACGGGAACGAGACCTACAGGATTCCGCTCGGCAATACACTCACCTTGAAGGAATATAAGTCCTTGAAAAAGGCTTATAAGGATGATGACGAGGATGCCATCGTTGACTTTCTTTCTAAATATATGGGAAATGACGTTGCTGAATCGCTTCATATTGACGAACTTTGCGCCATCTTTGAAGCATGGAGCAAAGCAACATCAGAAGCTTCCAGAGGATTAACACCGGGGGAATCTTAAGCCTTGCACGTTTCGTCGATGAACACGGCAAGGCGATCGAATACGATCTCCTGACCAAGACGGGATACACACTTGACGATATCGGGGGAACTCTTTCGTGGAGTTCCCTCGATTCGTTTATTTCAAACCTAAAATCGGATTCCGCATTAGCCCGAGATCTTGGCAATGCAACGGGCTGGGAAGACACAGTGAAAACAAATGCCATCCTCGCGGATATCTATGACCTTTTGCAGATAGTGAATGCGAATTTATGCCTACACATAAGCAAAGGGAAGAAAAAAGTGAGAGTAAAGCCATACCCGAGACCGGGTATGAGCGAAGATAAACACAAGCTTGGGAAAGGCGCTCTGAAGTCTGTTGAAAGCTTGCGTAAATGGATTAGGAGTAAGAGAAATGGCTGAATCAGGATCCGGTCCTACTATTGCCCGCGCTTATATTGCCTTGATTCCTTCGATGCAGGGCTCTCAAAAGACCGTGGCCACTGAGCTTGGCGCACAGGTCGAACCCGCAGCTAAAGAAGCCGGCGAAAAATCCGGAAAGAGTCTTGGCGACGGAATTGCCAAAGGTCTCAAGACTACCGGTAAAGTCATAGGTGCTGCTATGGCTGCTGTATCTGCAGCAGCAGTCGCTTCTACAAAGGCTTTCGTCAGCGCAGCTAAGGAAACCGCAAATTACGGCGATACTGTCGATAAGCAGAGCCAAAAAGTAGGATTAAGTGCCAAGACCTGGCAGGAATACGACTACGTGCTCAAAATCTGTGGCACGGAAATGTCTTCCATGACTACAGGTCTCAAAACTCTCACCAATCAGATAGACGCTGCAAAGAACGGAAACAAAGAAGCTGTTGACCGTTTTAAGGCGCTCGGAATTTCGATGAAAGACCTCAAAAATCTTTCTCGAGAAGATTTATTTAAGAAGACAATTTCAGGCTTGCAGGGAATGAAAGAGGGCACTGACCGCGCAGCTTTGGCAAACAAGCTGTTTGGCAAGAGCGGCCAGGAGCTCACGCCTTTATTCAACATGACCGCCAAAGAGACTCAGGGCCTCATTGATAAGGCAAATGATCTCGGAATGGTAATGAGCGACACCGGAGTTAAAGCTTCTGCCGCTTATGTTGACAGCCTTACAACGTTGGAAGGCACCCTGAAAGGCCTTAAGAACAATATAATGACTCAGTTTATGCCAGGACTCACGGCGATGACTGAAGGCCTTGCTGATGTTATGGCAGGCAAGGGCTCGAAGAAACTCACGGACGGAATCCGTTTGTTCATGGTCGAACTCAAAAGAATGGCACCCGACATCCTCAAAACGATTTCTGATGTTGGAATTACCATAATTCAGGGACTTGGCCCGCTCCTGCCTGACCTGGTGAGCATGATCTTTTCACTCACGACTCAGGCCATTGTAACAGTCAGTTCCATGCTGCCTCAGCTCATGCCGTCCATAATTTCCGGCATTCAGGGCGCTATGGTCGCCTTGATGCAGGCGCTCCCTATCGTGATTCAGGGCGTCACAGATCTGATAATGTCACTGGTGACTTGGCTCAATTCAGGGGACAATGTCAGCACCCTGGTATCGGGAATCGTATCTCTGACATCCCAAATTGCAAATTCGATCGGAATGGTGCTCCCAGTTCTCCTGCCGGCTGTTGTTGAGATAATTGGCAAGGTCGCAATAGCACTCACCGACGAAAAGAACGTTTCAATGCTCATTGATGCGGCGCTGACCGTAATCGGTGCCGTGGCAGTCGCTATCGGAAAAGCACTTGCAAAGATCCCTGAGATCGTTGTCGGCGTTATCAAGAATCTTGGAAATCTGTTGGCAAAATTCCTTGATTGGGCGGTACCTTTGGCGGCAACCGGAATCGAGGCCATCGTCAATACGGTCAAATCTTGGGGAAACAGCGCCAAGACCTTCATTTTGAATCTCATAAACGGAATCAAAACTTCTATTTCAAATTGGATTTCCAACCTGAAAAAGGGTTTTGTTGACGGATTTAATGCAATTAAGAGCAATATTTCGTCAATTTTGTCGAATATAAGTGATTTTGTGAAGGGTGCCATTGATACGATCAAGTCCATTCCGGGCAAGGTCGTCTCCATCGGCAAAGACCTTGTAGTCGGCCTTTGGAACGGAATCAACGACAAGATTAACTGGGTTAAAGACAAAATCAAAGGAATGGGCGAATCTATCACCAAAGCAATTAAAAAGGTGTTTGGCGTGGCATCTCCGTCGAAAGTCTTTGCAGAGGTAGGTTCTTTCCTGGCTCAAGGTTTGTCTGTCGGATATGAGTCCGAGATGAAAGACGTCAGAAAAGAAATGCTCAGCGCTTCAAACGGCCTTACGGCTGCGATGACAACAGAGATCACGGCACACGCTTCTTCCGGTTCTCTTGCAGACGTTTCTGCGGGCGATACCTACAACGGCGGTCCTGTCACCATCATTGTAAATGCAGCAGAGGGACAGTCAGTGAATGCGATAGCTGATGCGGTCATAGACAAGCTCACATCCAAGACCACAAGAAAGGGAAGAGTTTATGCCTAAGTTGTTCAACGAGTTTACTAACAGGCAAGGCCTGATAGTATTCGGAGGCGAGGCTTCATGGGATTATGGCATGGTAATCACCGAAGCCCCTGCCTTTGACCGAGCTGTAAGAAAATGCGAAGCGGTCAGTGTTCCCGGAAGAAACGGCTCGATCCTGTTTCAGCAGGACGCTTATGAGGACGTCCCGAGAACATATAAGGTATGCCTTGCCCCGGATATAAAAGATCTCAATGAGACAATTGATTGGTTTTTAGCCTGGCTAAATTCCAAGTCAGGATATCAGAGGCTTGAAGACAATTTTGAACCGGAAGTTTTCAGGCTTGCCTATTATAACGGCGGAACTGAATTTTCAAATGAAATGATGCAATATGGCGAGGCCAACATCACTTTTGTGTGCAGAGCCGAAAGGTTTTACAAAACCGGAGAAGCAGAGAAGACCGTCAGCAACGGAACGAAAATGTGGAACCCGACAAGGTACGCATCCAAACCACTCATTCACATAGAGGGTTCTGGAACGTTTTCTGTGTCTATCAGCGGAAAAACCATCACGGCGACTGTCACAGATTACGTCAACATCGACTGTGAGGCTATGAACGCATACAGACTTCCTGTCGAGAACATGAACGGGAACATCAGCGGAGAATTTCCGAACATTTTGCCGGGAGAAAACACTATCGGAATCACAGGAGCTCCGACGAAGGTCACTGTGGTCCCGAGATATTACACTATTTAAGAGGTAAACCATGAAGCCTATTCTTTATTCTTCGGTCACAGAGGGGACCGTGCCGACACATTATGGCGTAGGCGTTCTCTCTGACTGTTTGTCATGCCAGGTTAAAGAACAGCGCAACGGGGAATACGAGCTCGAGATGGAGTATGCCATCGGAGGCGCACACGCCGATTCGATCGTTCCAAACGCGGTCATTAAGGCAAAACCTAACTATACGGACAGCCCACAGCTCTTCCGAATCTATAAAGTAGGAAAGAAAATCAACGGACGATTTACCGTCAACGCTCAGCATATTTCCTACGATCTAAGCGGAAAGGTAATCATATCCGGAGATGCAAACGGTATCGTCGCAGCATGTTCCGTGCTCACAGCATCGGCGGGCAATTTTGTCGTAGAGACATCAAAGAACACTGTGGCCGACTGGAATGTTACGGAGCCGTCATCAGTTCGATCATGGTTCGGAGGCAAACAGGGAAGTCTGCTCGACGTCTATGGCGGCGGAGAGTGGCATTATGACAACTTCCACGCGAAGCTCTGGCAGAACAGAGGCGATAACAGAGGCGTGACGATCCGCTACGGGAAAAACCTGACGGAGTTGTCTCAAGAGATCGACATGAGCAATCTTGTGTCGGGCATTCTGCCTTATTGCCGTCTCGAGACAGGTGTTGAAACCATACCCGCACCGGACACGGTGGTCCCGACTGGACTGACAGGATTCGAGAAGGCCATGGCGGTCGACTTTACTGATAAGATAGACCAGGCAAGCGAAGATGACATCGCGACACAGCTTGCGAGCCTCGCAGCCTCATATATAAGCAGTCACAACTTTGTGACACCGCTAAACAACATCACTCTGGACTTTGTCCAGCTAAAAGGACTTTCTGAACGTGTCGACCTTTGCGACACGGTAGAAATATATTTTGAAGCTCTCGGAATATCCGCCTCAATGAAGTGCATCTCTACAGTCTGGGATGTTCTCAAGGAGAGATATGTGCAGACCGAGTTCGGCGATGCAAAGACGACCATCGTCGACACGATCCTGCAGACGAGCGAAGCCGCTTCAGAGGCTCAAAGCGATGCCTCATCAAAGAAAAGAGTTTTTGTCGACACTCCGGTCCCGCCATATAATGAAGGCGATCTTTGGGTAAACGGCGAAGACCTTTATTATTGTGCAAACACAAGGCTGTCCGGCGCATACGAAGAGAGCGACTGGCTTTTGGCAACGGATTACTCAACACAGAGTTATGTCGAAGATACCATCAAAACAGCAACAGAACTCATCACGGGAACCTCTGGCGGTTATGTTGTCTTGCACCAGGACGTTGACGGACATCCTTACGAGATCCTTATCATGGACAACGCCGACATCAATGAGGCGGTCAATGTTCTTAGGCTAAATCAGCTCGGCCTCGGTATATCTTCACATGGATATAATGGACCGTTTAACACGGCCATCACCGGCGAGGGAATCGTTGCGGATTGGATAACAACAGGAAACCTCGATGCTTTGAAGGTCAACATCCAGCACTTGACCGCGACGATGTTCGAGGGCGGAAAGATCTCGCTCGGAGGCTTGAATAACCAGGCGGGAGTTCTTGAACTCAAGGATGAATCGGGCACGGTCATCGGAGAGCTGACAAAACAGGGCTTGAAGTTCTACGGCGCCGGTCCGGTCGGACAGAGGCCCTATGTCGTCCTCAATAACACGGATGGCTTTAAGGGTTACGACGCAAACGGAAATGCACTTTTCTGGGTAAACAGAGATGAGTTCGTCATGACAAAGTGCGTGGCACAAAACGAGATTAACGCCTGTGGAAAGGTTCGTTTCTTGCCCATGACCATCAGAGACAGCAACAACGACATCACAAACGACGGAATTGCAGTGATCGCGATCGTTTAAGGAGAACGGGCAATGGCTCTAAGCGGAAGTTTTAATACAACCAAATACACATCAGCAAGCCACGGAACGTTAGGCTTGAACGTGTCATGGACTGCCACTCAGAATGTCGCAAATAACACTTCCACGATAAAGTGGACGGTAAAATCAAACGGCACGATGAGCAGCGGCTATTATGTCAAGTGCTATAAGGTTATCGTCAAGATCAACGGAACTAAGGTGTTGAACACCACATCAGAGTTCAATATGAAAGGCGATGGCGCATATAAAAAGACAGGCACCATCACGATAACTCATGGCGAAGACGGCAACAAAACTGTTGCGATGTCAGCTCAGGCAAACATTTACTATGCCGGAGACGGAAACGCTCAGACAGGTTCAAAGTCGTTTGCACTAAACAAGATTAACAGATATGCGCTTCTCGGCGAAGTTCCGAACTTTACTGACGAAGAAAACCCTGTTGTTCCGTTTACTAACCCGGCAGGGACAGACATGGTCACGGATCTGAAAGTCCGTTTGATGTGGAATTCCGACAGCGATGCGACGTCTTACGTCGACGTTCCGTCGGGAGACTGGGCAGGCGGAACGGTCACGCTCGACCTGACGAGCTACCGGACCGCGTTAAGGAACGCCTGCCCGAACTCGAACACGTTGGCGGTCAAATATGACCTCATGTCAACGATGGGTGGAGTTCAATATCACGACTATAAGAGCGCCGTGATGAATATAGTCAACGCAAACCCGACACCGGGTGCGGTGACATATCAGGACATTGACGCGGGCGTCACAGCGATTACAGGAGACGACCAGGTAATCGTTCAGCTTCACTCGACGCTCCGGGTGCATACGGCAACATCAACGGCAAACAAGGGCGCGAGCGTAGCGTCCTATAAGCTGACGATAAACGGAAATGACTATGTACCCGACGGCTCGGGAAATGTGGACTTTGTAAAGCCGAACGCTGCAGGAACCTATGCGGCGGTCGTAACGACAACCGACTCCCGAGGAAACACGGCCACGGCATCGGTCGACATACCTATCTCGGCATGGTCTCAGCCGACAGCGATCTATTCGTTCGCCAGAGTGACGGACTTCACTACGAACGACGCGGTGCTTCATGTAGATGGAGCGATCTCGGCGGTCACAGGCTCAAGCCTGCAGATTACAGAAAGCCACAGAGAAAAAGGTGTCGGTTCATGGTCAACTCCCGCATCTGTTTCGGATGATACGGACTTCACGATCCACAACCTTGATTATCAGAAAGAATATGAGCTGATTATCACGGTTTCAGACTCTTTCACCCGTGCGGACTCTCCGCAGACTAATACGACGTACCTGACTGGTATCAGCAAAGGTGTCCCGCTCGTATATTTCGACACACACCGCAGCTCTTTGGCGGTCAACGGAATTGCAGACGAGGACGGGATCATCTACTCGGAGGGTGACATCAAGGCAAGCAGCGTCAAATATCCGCCGAGATATTCATCAGTGGAGAGAAAAGTCGGCTACTGGATAGATGGCTCTGAAATATACGAAAAAACAGTCGAGCTCGGCTCTTCGATGTCATTAGCATCGAACACCTGGGTGGAGCTTGACACTTTGAATGATGATATAAAACCGCTCGACATTGTCGCATATTCAACTTCGACAACGGGCCACGTGGTTTTTAAGAGCCTTATAGCGCAGTACATCATCAGCACAAAGAAGCTCTCAATTTTAAATACAAGATCGTCAGCGATCTCAATAGACACTTACACGATCAGATATATTTACACAACATAAAGTCAAGGAGGAAAGACAAATGAACATCATCAGCACCATCAGGCTGGACTTCGCTCAAGACACGCCCCCGGTCTTTGTCTTTGCGAAGCAGGGCGATCAGGAGAGCCGCTTTGTCGAGATCATTCCGCTTAACGGCGGACTGCCTTATACCCTTGAGGCAGGAATTGACGCCAAGATCGGCGCGACCAAGCCCGACGGGACCGCAGTGCTCAACAACTGCACGATCTCGGACGGCAAGATCTACGCACCGCTCACAGCTCAGACACTCGCAGCTTTTGGAATCGTAAAGGCAGAGATCGGACTCTTCCAGAACGACTCACTGCTCTCGTCTCAGGTCTTCTATGTAAACGTAAGACAGAGCGCATACGATCCGAACGTTCCCTTGAGCTCGAACGAGTTCGCTGCCCTGGTCGAAGCCTTTTATGAGGTCAATAACCTCGATATATGGGCAGAACAGACCGCAACGGGCGCGACCATCTATATCAAGAGGAAGGATGGCACCATCCAGAGCGTTCACATTGACACCGCTACGAGCATCAAGACATGGGATGATATTAAGTACGCGGTAAGGAACGGCCTCGGTCCTGTTCTCTTCCCGGTCGGCTATGAATTCACTACTCCCAGAGAGACGGCCATCACTGCAGCAGTCGGAGCTCATAACACAGGCGTCACGGCTGCATCGGTCGACGAGGACACGTTCCTGCACGCCATCGGAGGCGCGCACGACGGCCATTATGAGGCTACCTTCGACGGAGACGAGTGGAGAAACGAGCACGGCGACATTGTCGACCTCACAGATTACGGCATCACGATCACCGGAACACCTGCAACGGATGACAAGGTCATCATTTCTGAGACAGCCGGCGACATCGTCTGGCAGGTCTACGACCACATCACCGAGGAAGTCGAGGATGCGCTCAACCCTGCAGACAGACATTATCGTTACGGCATGATCCTCGGCACGAAATACGTCTATTCAAATACTGCAGGCACACAGATCGGTGTCGTTTTCGACGACTCGGAGGCACTTTTCTACTGCGACGAAGCTCTCGCTGCAGGCACATACAACTTCACATGGGACTATGAGACGGGTTCCGTAACCAATGGAACATTCCAGTTCACTCTTACTCAGGGAGTTCCTGCGGGCGGTCAGATCTGTATGACACTCAGGTCAAACGGCTCCGCGATCACGGCTGCGACGATCTTCACGCTCGCACATCCCGGTGATTCCGCAAAGATCGAGGAAAACGTTGCGATCTCTGCAGGCAACGGCGGCACAAGCCTCGGAACCATCCACGCGACATCAGTCGAAGGAACAGGTCTCAACTGTGCGCAGAGGATCGTCTTCGGTTCAAACAACTATGCACAGAGCGCCATGAGGCAGTGGCTTAACTCCGACAAGGGCCTCGGTCAGGTTTGGAGCGCACAGACGAAGTTCGACAGAGCTCCGTCCTGGCACACTTCAAACGATAAGGCATACAGGGGATGGATGCACGGCTTCGGTGATGATTTCCTCGGCGCTATCCTCACGGCAAAGGTTCCCTGCAGAACGAACTCATATTTTGAGACTGATTCACTCGACGGCACCGAGTTCGCCGTAAATGAGACCTATGACGTCAAGGATAAGTTCTTCTTGCTGTCCGCTCCTGAGTATTTCGGAACATACGACTCCGCATCACTCAAGGACGGCGTCCTCCTTGACTACTATGACGGTCTTACTCAGGCCGAGAGGATCAAGCGAGACAAAGGCGGTACTGCAAGATATACGTGGCTCCGGTCTCCCTACCCGTGGTACGCCTACTATGTCCGCATCGTGAACATCGACGGCTCGTTGTACGGCTACATCGCGATCGGTGCCTACGGCGTTGCCCCTGCTTGTATCATCGGTTAATCGAACAATCCGCAGCGATAGCTGCGAATAACAGGAAGTGAACTATGAGTGTCCGAGTAGGCGACAGACAACAGGGAAAGCTTCAGGTTTTGAATAAAGCGAGGGTGTTGAAAAGATACACCCTCGCCGTTCTGAAAAATGATAAATACTTTCCGAAAAGCGTGCGCTGGATGTATGCGCAGCCAATACATCAGGAGATGAGAGCCGCGTGTTCGTGCATCAGACGGGCCAACGCGGTCAGAGTCTCCGATACGATAAACAAAGAAAACGAATACAAATATCGCAGGATGCAACAGGTTGAAGCCTATGCTCACCTCGAGGCTCTGCTCGACCTGATAGATGATGTTTACCTTGCAAGGTATATATCAGGACGTCAGGCGGAGCACTGGACTCAGCTCATAGTGGAAACAGAAGAATATCTTATGGCGTGGGTTAGATCCGACGCTGAAAGATATAAATAGGGTGGTCGCTATCCGCTCCGGTCTCCCAACCCGTGGAACGCCAACAATGTCCGCAACGTGAACACCGACGGCTCGTTGAACAACAACAACGCGATCAATGCCAACGGCGTTGCCCCTGATTGTGAGGAATATGCCAGTTCAAGTAGTCCATAGCAGACCAAAGCAGTGCATCTCACACAAGGAGCGGCCATCCTGACTCTTATAAGGAGCAAAATTCTACAAACGACAGAAGCGTCCTGCGGGACGGTCTTCTTATATGCGTTTGATGTTTTATGTCATACAAGGAAGTCATTGATTTTGACAACTTATACGATGGTCTGACCAAATGCTGCAGAAATGTCAGATGGAAGGACAGCGTAGTAGGTTACGAAACCAACGGACTTAAAAACACATACAGGCTCAGGAGAGACCTTCTTGAAGGCAAGTATAAAATCTCCAAATATCAGCGCTTTAAGGTTTACGAACCGAAAGAGCGCGATATTGTGGCGACTCGCCTCCGTGACAGGCAATTTCAGAGAGCTCTTTGTGACCGCGGACTGTATGACATGATGACAAAGTCCTTTATACATGACAACTGCGCATGTATGCAGGGCAGAGGTGTCGACTATACGCTCAACAGGCTGACGGCACACCTCCGGAAATACAGACAGGAGTACGGCACGGACGGATGGGTTCTGAAATGTGACATTCATCATTATTTTGAATCTATTCCGCACAATGTCGCCAAGCGTGCGATCTTGAAAAGGGTTCCTGATCCTGACATCGCCATGAGAGCCTGCGAGATAGTGGACTCTTTCGGCGGAGACAAAGGCATCGGTCTCGGTTCTCAGGTGTCGCAGCTCATCGCCCTGGCTGTTCTCGATGATATGGACCATTTCATCAAGGAACGGCTTCGGGTTAAGCATTACATCAGATATATGGATGATTTCGTTCTTATTCATCCTAACCGGGAATATTTAAGGTTCTGCAGGACGGTCATTGAGGCAAAGCTTAACGCTCTCGGTCTTACTCTTAACAGGAAGACGAGGATCTACCCGTTGAAGCAGGGCGTGAAACTCCTTAAATGGAGATTCATTATCAAACCGTCAGGCAAGATCCTCCGGAAGATGGATAAGAAGAAACAAGGCAGGCAAAGGCGAAAGCTCAGGAAGATCTTCGCAAAAGAATACGCGGGGATATATCCGAAAGGTTCCGCTAAGGTCTCAT